AGAAGAAGTAGGAAGAGTGTAATTCGGACCATATAATTTTCTAAACTTCTCAGGATCTTTTTCATACCAAGCCTTCTTAGCTGTAAAGCCTACAGCACCGCCCATAGGGCAAGGTGAACCGCTCATCTCCATTGCATCCCATACTTTAGGATCTTGACATAGTACCGATACGGCAGCCACTTTAAGTCCTAAATCATTTAATGTTTTTGCTAGCTTAATCTTAACGCAGTTCTCATCAAGGAGAACAGTACCACCTGATAAAGAGATAAAGCCTAAATTACCCGCTGCACTAATAGGTACTGCACAAACATCTTGTGAAAACGCAGACATACTAGGCGCCATAGCGGAGGGAACTGGCATCCCCTTTTGATTAATTGTCGTTGTTTCAGCGTGAGCTTGGCGGGAGTGAACACAAACCAATAGGCATGCCACAACCAAAACCCAAATTATATATTTCATAATTAAGTTCCATTGTCAATGTCTTTATAAATGATTTGCGCCCATTTAGGCGGTTTACGTCTATTTAATAATTATACTCTATTTAATATGTATTGTTGAAGTCTCTTTGTTAATACTCATCGTCCCATAACAGCATATATTCCAATCATCATGCCCATTCCCGTCTTTAGAAACCTCGTCGTGAACAGGGACTTCTATTTTTATATGTTTACAGAGGTATTCAAAATCATTCTCAAATACACGCCAAACATGATCTAGCGTTCCACGACCTTGCTGACCTCTTGATTTGTTAAATCTTATAAGATACTTATTCATTAGTAGGCATTTTTTTTATCGTCGCATGAGCGCATAAATTCAGCAGCAAACATATTTACCCAAACGGTATTGTCTTCAATAGCCTCTAATTCATGCCATTCACCTGCCTTTAAAACAACAGGTTGAGAATCCTTTGTTAATACTAATTTCATATTGTCTTTTGTTATTTGTAATTTTCCGGAACAACAAAACGTAACATGAGTATAAGAATGGTCATGTTTTGGCAATCCATCGTTTTTTTTGGCATGATAAACATTTACATAAGTTCCATCATATTCAAACGCAAAAGATGTATTTATAGGGGTTAGCATAATTATTCAAAAATAAAATTTAATACAATTCTTTTTTTATGTTTTATTGGCGGAGTAGACCTATGCCACATATTTGAATTAAACAAAACACAACTATTATATTCAGGCTTAATTTCCTTCATTATATTTTTGTCATTATCAAATAATATTGTATTTCCATCAAAGTTATCAACATAATAAATTAAACTTTTGCATCCTTCATATTCTACGTCTTGATGAATTGTGCTGTCTAAATGCTTATGATGATTATCATATCTTGTTAATAAATTAGCCTTTATTCTTATTATTTTTTTAAATTTTAAATTTAATTTTTCTTCTGCAAAATATATGATTGGACTTATTTCATGATAAAAATCTGAAGTTATTTGGTCATCTCTAAAAAAAGTATGCGTAAATTGAAATAAAGAAACATGGCTTGTTGGTGTAATGTTTTCATTAAAAAACCAAGGAAAATTACTTGATGTTGTTATGTTTTTTATATTTTCTGATAATGAAATTGGCAAAAAATTTGTTTTTATTTGCATTAAATTACCATTAACCCCTCTACAGGAGGTTGTTCATCAGACGCTTGTATTGCAAACAAATCTTGTTCAGAATACGAAAATTCTTTACTTATTAACGATTCAAATTTAGTGACTTTGTCATTGTCTTCCGCAATATCTTCTGCTGCACTTTGTTGAAAAGCAATATTCCAACCATTTTTAGCTAAAGCTTTTAATATATCATCTAATGTTATATCTTCTCTTAACTCAATTACATTAAAGTTATGTGCTTCATATTTATCAATATCTTTTTTAGCACTTTCAAAACAAAATTTAATTTGAAGCGTACTATTTAACCTATCAAACCCAACAATTTTCATTTTTAATGTTTGCATTTATGCTTTCTTTTATTTAAACGCAGGGCCTACAGCCCAAGCTACAGCCGTATATCTTTCTCCACTTGTTACAGGTGTAACTCTATGTTTAACATATGACGGAAACACAATTATACTACCTTGAGGGAGTTTTTGCATGTTATTTTCTAGCACTTGGAATTCAAACAATCCACCTTCATAATCGTTTGGATCACTTAAAAATAACACCGCAGAAAGTTTTCTGACTATATTTTTGCCGTTTGGAAGTTCATCATCTTCGTGGTATTTATAATGACCCCCATCAACATACCTTCCGATTTGTATGCTTTGAATACCTGTTAAAGCATAGTTCCAATTAGCTGATTTGTTAGCGACGGTTATGTAGGATCTTAAAATGCATTCAGCTAAAGATAAAGGAGCGTCAAAAACTACTTCTGTTTTTCGTATGCACTCGTTTGTTGTATGACCTTTATTGGACCTGAAAGCACCTTCTCGTTTATTTTTCCAATCAGTGTTTTTTACAATATGTTCACATAGTTCTTTAGAAATGACAGATTTCCATAACCAATAAATCTGACCTTGCATTAGTTAGACGGTTTTGTGGGAAATGTAACACTCCATGGAAATCCTGACTGCAAAGACAAATCTCTTAAATTTTGTCTATATTGATTCCATGCAGTTAAATTATTCTTAACATAATCAGGAGCGTCTGAAAGTTGACTAAAGTCAGATTGTATTAATAAGCCATTTCTTTGCTGTCTTATAAAGAATGCTTTGTCATCAGTTCTTGCTTTAATTTCTCCTAAAGTAGCATCTCTTTCAATAAAAGTATCTCTCCAAACACCGTCTGAATGTTTTGTTAGTCCAACACTGTCAACTGATTTTGTATACAGTAAATCTGTATTTGGATAAGCCCACTCAAAAACACCGTACCCATATGGTTCTGTTTCTGATGCTGTTGCTTTTTCAGAAAAAGTTACTTTTGGATATAATGCCTTTAAATTTGTGTAAAGCATTGGAGGGGATTGAACGATTCCTACAGGAACTCCATTACCATCTCCGCTTGTTAATTTAATTACTAATTGTTGATCCATATTTATTTCCTTTTTAACATTATGCTTTTTAAGGCGCTGAATTGTTTGGATATGTTTTACCTACACCACCATAAATAATACGAACTCCACCTGGGGCACCTGGCCCAACAGTGCTACTGTCTACATGACTTCCTCCGCCACCGCCAAAATTTCCACCCGTGCGAATGGATGGCCCAGCACCTGGCGCTCCAGATGACCCTCCCCGTCCTCCGGCGGAGCAACCAGGGCTTGGGGAAGGCGTTCCACCCGATCCATTAGGCCCTTGAACAATTAAACCTACTCCACCGCCAGCGCCACCTGTACAATTAGCTCCACATATTCTAGTTCCACCGCCGCCACCGCCACCGCCCGATCCTGAACTACCAGGAGTATTTGCAGTAGTTTGACCATTACCACCATTTCCTGCATATCCCGCAGCGCCACCACCAGCACCACCTAATAATGAAGATGGACCGCCTGGAAGACCACCTGTACCACCTGAAAATTTAGTTGCTCCTGTACCAGAAGCTGCCGCTCCACCTGCATTAGCACCGCCCCCTCCGCGCCCACCTTGGGCTAAAACTAATGGAGTTCCTGCTCTTTGAACAGAAGAATCTTGGCCAGGTGCATTAAAAACCTGATTCCCTACATTTACTGTCAAATTTTCGCCTGCGGTTACAGGAATGCAATTTGTAAATGATAAAGCTCCTCCACCTCCACCTCCTGACGTAGTATTGTTGTTGCGGCCTGTTGCAGCACCACCCGCTCCAACACAAACTACAGATATTTTAGAAGCTCCTGCGGGAACAGCAAATGTATAAGTCCCTGCAGTTGTATAGGTAGAACAACCAAAAGGAATAATTGGCGCTGCAACACCTCCACCAAGTATGGATAACATTATTCCGCTCATTATGTAACGTTTCCTGTAATGACACAAACTGTGCTAGAAATAAATAAGATGGTACATACACCGCGAGTAGCAAGGGTTACAGACGCTTTATCTGAATCTGTACCTGCTATATACGCTGTAGTAATTGTACAAGTAATTGTAATGTTACCTGATGTATTATTAAAAATAGATATTGCATCACCTTCAGCAAATGTTGCATCCGGGATTGTAATAGAGCCACCAGATCCAACTTGAACATACTCACCAACGTCACCCACAGCAAGTGTATAAGAACCTGTTTTAGTCCCTACAGGGGGAATGTTAAGATACCCTATTTTAGAGGTAGCGGGCGGGAACGTCATTGTAGTAGCATCTGTGCCTGCTAGAGTTAGGGTGTTACTTGCAGTTAAAGTTTTACCGTCAGCAATTGTAAGTGTTGATCCTGTAGCTGGCGCTGTAAGTGCTACTTTGTTTACAGAAGTTGCTGTAGCTACACCTATTACTGGAGTGACTAAAGTAGGGCTAGTAGCAAATACAAGATTTCCTGAACCTGTTTCATCAGTTACCGCTGATGCTAAATTAGCTGATGATGGAGTGCCTAAAAATGTTGCAACACCCGCACCTAAACTTGAAATGCCTGTACCCCCATTTGCTACAGGAAGCACACCACTTACCCCTGTTGCTAATGCTATGGTGCCATTAAATTGAGTTACTGCGTCAACAACGTTAGTGCCATTGTTAAATACAAACGTAGACTTACCTGCTGCTACTGCAATACCTGTTCCTGATGTATTTTTAACTGTGATTGCGTCAGCACAAGTATTATTAATTAAATATAGTTTTTCAATTTGGCAACCTGAGCCTAATATTAAGCTACGAGCCCCACCTGTAGTGCCTGTTAGATTAAGTCGTAAATTTCGAGCTGTTTGAGAAGCGTTTGTATCGGTAAGAGTAACCGTAACGTCGGCACTAGAGAAAGCCACATCAGCAGAACCTGTAATAGCTTCGCCCAGTGCGGCATTACCTAAATTGTTATTAGTTGTTGTGCCCCACGTACCAGACTGTTCTCCGGTTCCTATGAGTTCTATCTTGAGGTCTGAATAGGTACTTGCCATAATAAATTCCTTTATATTTTGCTATATTTTACTACAAATTGTTCTTTTTATGCGGCTATTTGCACCCA